CGACCGCGGCGGCCGCTGGGAGCGCCGCTTTCTTAATAACGTAATTCGCTTTAGCGCCGGCGCCCTCAAGTTTTTTAAAATCGGCAACCGCGCGATCGAGGCCTTGCGGATTCCATTCCGAGACAATGGGGACGGAAATGGCCATTATTTACCGACCATTTGCGCGCGCTGATTAATGGCATATTCCATATCGGCGATCGCGTCTTTGACGCCCGCTTCAACTTCTCCGATTTTGCTTTCTACTGATCTCCACATAACGCGCGACGCTCCACCTCTGTCCTTTTGTAGTTTACGGATAAGCGCGGTCCCCGATGGGGTATTACCCGAGCCCGAGCGTCCAGCCATATCAAAGATCGATCCGCCGGCGGAACCTAAAACAAGCTTTAAGAGTGGAAACGTGTTCGCGTTTTTGTCTCGAATGCGTGAGCCTTTAAACGTGACTTTGATAGATCGTCGGACGGCTTTCGCGTCATATCCGAGACGGCCTGTAACTTTCCAACCTCCGCCACGTTTCCGACCTTTTTCGCCCGGCTCGATCGGAACTTCCGGAATAAGTGAGCGAGCTTCGGCGAGGATCGGCGCGGCCGCTAATTTCATTTTTGCTTGGGTTGCCTTGCGTAACGCTGGATCGATCGTTTTTAAAAGTTTGAGCATTTCGGGGACGCCATAAACTTCAATTCGAGCAAGGTCGCCCATTTGGGGGTTATATTCACGCGCCACGGCTCGACCTTTCGTTTGCTTTCTTTAAACAATAGATCACCGTCTGGAGGTCGCGAGTGTCAAAGGTTTCGGAATAAAAGTTCGGGGCCCACCCCAAGGCGACTAACAATTCGGCTAATTGCCGACGGTAGCCGCCTCCGTAGGGTTTACGTCCGTTTTATCCTCCGAAGTGATAATCATTTCGGGATTCTCTTTAACCCATTCGCGCCAAGTATCGGGAAGTTTTTCTCCGCGCAATTTTAAAACCAAATAAGCCCAGACAGTAACTTCGGTCATTCCGAAACCGCGACCGTCAGACGCGCGACGATTCTCGATTCGTTCCCATTCGGTAATAACGAAAAGGTTAGTGAAAACGGTTTCGATGTTTTCGCCGTCGCCTTTACGGTCTATGAATAACTTGACTTTCATTTGTGCTCCTTGTGTCGGGCCGAGGAACGGCCGTCGTTATGAGATATCGACTGAATATTCGCCTTGGGTAAACACTAGGTCTATGGACTGAAGCTCGCCGAGGCTCGCGTTCAGGACCGGTAGCTCGGCCAGCAAAGTATCGGTCAACGTGAAGCCGGGATTCGTTGGCGAGTTAACGCCGCTTGCTGGGGTCGCGATAATTGTCGTCTGGGTCCCGACTAATTGCGAGAGCACTTCATAAGTCGCGTTATCGCTGTAATCCATGTACAAGGTAACGGTCGCTTCATGGTTTCCGAGGCCCTTTTGACTCTTGCGGTCTGTCATTCCAAAAACCGTATTTTCCAAAACGTCGAAACGCCTAACCACGTTGGCGGCAGTACAGAACCCGGTCAGATTCACGCCGCCGATAGTGATAACTGGATTTGCTAGATATGAAGCCATTTTGAAATTCTCCTTCGTTCTTTCTTTACTTTAGTAATTCGACGTCGCCATTATGGGGATTATCAGTTCATAAGCCGGAAGCGCCGTTCCGCCTATGTCGATATTGGTCGGACGGCCAGACGTGACCGCCACGTTTTTATCGATCAATTTCGCGACCATCGCCAAAAGCGAACGTTCGCCGTCAAGGTTGCCGGGGCCAAGCGTCATAACTTGGACCGTAAAAATCGCTTTAACGATCTTGTTGTTATATGCCTCAATAGACGGGGAATTGATTAGGGCACAAGGCGGAGTGATATTCCTGGGATCGTTGACGACCTGTAAATTTAGGATCGTTTGAAGGGTCGTCGTTAGATCGTCGAGGGCTTCGTTTAAAAAGTCCGTGTAAACGGTCGGCGTAATTGGCATTAGGCGACCTGTGGGCGATCAATTCCGAGCAACTGGCGAATAATGCCGTTTAATCCGGTAACTGGGGACACTCCCATATCTTGAAAACTATTAAAAGATTCGATCGATCCTCGGGCCCTGTACATCGCCGAGCCGTACATGATCGCGCCGAGCTTCACGTCTTGCGACGGAACCACACTTAAAGAATCCGTATAGCCGGACTCCATACGTCGACGCCAACTGAACTGAGACGCCGCCGCCGCGCATATCGTGAGATAGTTTGCGTCCGACTGGGTAGCGACGCCTATCCCCAGATAATCGTATAAATCTTGGGCGCTAATCCAAGTGCAAGTCTGGGTAATGGTTACGGTTCCCGACGCGGCTTGACGCGCTACATCGTCGGCCGTTTTTGCGTAAAGAACTTGATTTGCGATCGGAACAAGCGGATCATAAATTAGATCGCCGTATTGATCTACGCCTACGAAAAGATATTCGGGAAGCGCGCGGACAATATAAGTCCCGTTAAAAGTCGCGTCGACATTTGTTACGACGATACTTGCGCCGATCTCGATCTCTGCTGGGGTTAAGAGAACGAGAACGGCGAAGTTATCGTTTAACTGTTTTTGAACGACCGAATAGGCGGCCATAATTGGGCCTCCTTTCGGTAGTTATTCGGCTCGTTTAACGAACTTGGTCGCGTCGATCATCAAGGTCGCAAGGTAGCCACGGAAGGCTAGGGTTCGCGACAACGTTGAAGGCGTGTCGATACTGATCGCGCCCTTCGCCTGTTCGAATACTTCGAAGCCGTCGGTATTGCCGACATAAACTTGATTGTCCAAGTTACGGTCCACTACAAGGCGCAAGCCGAAAGCGGACGATTCAACGGAGCCCGGGTTCATTGAACCGTAAGCGTTCATCGGTCCGACTTGCGGGAACAATGGACGACCGGCTTCATCGGTTAGACCTCCGAGAACTTGGAAATAGTTCGGAGACACGATGAGCGCGTTCGGAAGGTTTCCGTTTGAGTTAACGAGAATGTCGGTCGCGGCTTCGTAAACGAAAGCGGCCCAGTCGGCGGCGTCTGTTGCCGAAGTAAGGGTCGCGGTCTGGGAAACGCCGGCTTCGAATTGTTCGCAAGCGTAAAGATCGGTTTGATTCGCATAGATTCGGGCCATGTCGTCGAGCAAAAGCGAGAGGACCTCCGGCTGTGACCAGTCGATCGAGGCTTCGGATACTGAAACGTATCCGCCAAAAATTCGCTTTGTAACTTGTTCATCGGAAATGACGAAGGTTCCGTCTGTAATTGTTTGTGATTCGGTTTCTGGTCCGCCAATGGAAGTATGGGTCGTGACCTTTGGACGAATGAAAACTTTTCCGCCTTGTGGCATTGCCTTAGGTCCCATCGCGTCGATGAGCGGGCGCAAGCCTCGGAAATTGTTGTAGACAGGCTGGACGATCGGCAAAGGCAACACGCCATCGAGCGCGCCGTCAAGTGTGTTCACGTCTGGAGCGGCCGCTTTAATTTTTGCGTTCATTTCTGCCGCGACTGATCCGCCTTGCATAAATGCCGAAACATATTCGGCGGCGCTTGGAAGTTTGAAAGCCTGCTTTGGTTGAGCAAATAGCGGAGCGATCGTTGACGCTTCGATTACGGCTGGGGTTTCTACTGATTCGGACATTTCGTTTTCTCCTTGTGAGTTCTCTATTTCATTTAACACTACTTCGGTTTCATTTTCGTGGATATCCTCCGGCTCGGGGATACTGGCCGCGATTTGATTTATAACGGCTCCGGCTACGGCTCCATGTGGGACCATAGACAATTCGAACCAGTCGGCCGAAAGGATTTCCATTACTCCGTCTTTCGTGTAACGGAACTTGATCGGATTTACTCCGACCGAGACTTGGTCGACGACTCCATCTTGGGCCAAAACAAGGAATTCGTTTCCGAGAGTTGTTTCCGAGATTTTGCCAGTAAAGAGAACCGAATTTTCGGCTTCGATTCGTTCAGTCAAAATTCCGACTGGTTGGCTGGAGTCGTGATACATAAAAATTTTAGGCGCTGGACCGTCAAGCGGAAGCGAACCTTTCGCGAACTTAACGCGCGTCCCATCGGAAACCGTGGCCTCGACACCGTAAACGACCGCGACGCCGGAAACGGTTCGTCGTGCTGGAGCGTCTGGCGCGGCGGCGTCAACTGTGAAGTTTTGCGGGGTTAAACGAATCATGATCGAATCCTAAACCTATTGGGTCGCCATTTCTGGCATATCTGATACTTCGTCCGGGGAATCCATCGGTTCTATTTCCTCAACGTCTCCGCCCATGTAATCCTCGGCTAAAAAATCGGACGTATCAAAACGAACTTTTGTTCCGCGCGGAAGGACGTTATCGCTTGACAATGTTTCCGCGATGCAATTCATCAATGGGAGGCAACCGAAAGTGATTAAGTCGATACGCGACTGAGAGGCATTCTGAT